TCACCGCCATACGTAGATCCTTTACCAGGTACATTTAATTCCATTTTTTGAATAGCACTTCCACCTGGAATATCTGGGTTTTGTGCAAAATAACCAGTGCCTGCTGCTGCCAGTATAGGTGCAAGATCAAAATCTCCTTCTGATCCTTCTTGTGCTAATTGTGCTGCTAAAGCACCACCACCATATAATCCAGCTGCTTGTAGTTTAGTTAAGTTACCGAGTATACCCATCTGTGGACCTAATACAGGTGCCGCTGCTGCTAAATAAGGTAATGCTGGTTTGATTTCATTAGGTATTATTTTATCTAATACTCTTGAAACTGGTCTAGTAACTTTTCTAATTAATTTTCTTAATCCCATAATATGTGTCTGTGTTGAAATGCAAGTTTTAAACTTGAAATAATGCTGTATTGCACAATTTACTAGGTTTTTAAGTCCTAGTCAATAATTTATAATTTAGTATTTCCTCCTAAAGGTACATGTTCTACAATGATTTTAACGTCTCTTTTTATATCTTCTGCTTTAGTCTCTGTTTCTTTATTTTGTACATCTGACAACGCTTCGCTATCCGACATATACTCTTGACCTGTTTTCATGTTGGTTAAAGTAACTTCTGTTTCAGGTGTTAAAACTGGTGTTCTTGTACCGTTAATCATCTCATATCTTATACTAGCTTTTTGTTCTGTAAACGGCATTATCTATCCTCTCTATTTGTTTCTAATAAACTGACTGTTATATCTGGTCCGGTAATATCTGATATCATTTTTAATTTATCGTTTTCTTCTAGAATTAATATATTAACAATAAATTCATGATGAGCATCTGCTGCTATAGTTTTTTTCTGATAAAAATAAGTTACACTACTAGATTCAATTTTTATAGTAACAATGGCATCTCCTGCACCTTCATTATAAATATGAATAGATTTAACTAAAGATCTAGAATTACTTGGAACTACATAAACATCTTTTTCAGTATTTGTTATTAAATCAGTATTTACTTTTTTATAAATATTAGCCATTAAACCACGTAAACCTTTCTTGATTTTCTTTTAAGTCTGTTAAGAATGTAGAATTTAATTGTTCAACAATTAATGCGATAGATCTATTAATTTGTCTTTGGTTATCTACTTCGTAATCTTCTTTTGGTTCTGGTAGTCTTACTATTACTTTAGCCATTATCTTCTTCCATCAGGTTGTAGGTCAACTTGGAATGTTCCAAATCTCCATGTTTCACCAGCTGCTGTATTTTGTAATTTAATACTTGCATATCTTCCTCTTGCTCTTGTATCAACAAAATTTGTTGATGAAGTTACTACAAAAGGACTTAAAGCTGTAGCTGTTGCATCTGTAGCTGGATAATCTGTTACAGATAAAGTTATATTATTATTACCTGTTAACTTTTTAAAGTTAGGTAAGAATCTTCTCATAGCTAGAAAATACTCTGTTTGATCTTTTTGTAAAGAGAATTCGAATGATTGTATAAAAGAAGTTAAAGCTGTTGTTGTTCCATCTGGATTAATTTGATCGGTCCCCGTTTCGTGTTCAAAATATACGGTTTGGCCTAGTCCTGTAACTCCAACTACTGCAGGAAAAGTACCTACTGCTGATTCATTATATCTTGTAGCGTAAGGTCTTGGATAAACTAATGTGTCTGACCAGCTTGTTCTAATAGAATTTTCATTAGTTCCTGTATACCAATTACCTGCAGGTAATTTTGCAGAATCTCCATAGTTATAAGAAACATATCTATTATTAAAATCTGATCCTGATGTAGGATACCACCAAGTAACTTCGGTAAATAAATTATTTAGTCCTGCAGTAATTTGTTGACCTTTAGTTGTATCAATATCATCATAAACATAATCTTCAACACCACATGGTAATGATTTAACTGTACCATCAAATGCAAAAAAACCATTGTTACTCATCCAATAAGCAATACCATCAATTTCTACAGCTGCGTTCTTACCTATCAATCCACAGTTTGTTCCTACTTGTTCAAAGCCAAATGTAAATGGAGCTCCAACAAATTTCATTGTATATAAAGAACTATCTGTCCAAACAAGAATAGTTTCTTTAGCGGTCAGCGCTCCGATAATTCTGGTACCATCTTGTAATCTAAATGTACCTGCTGTGTTTGTAGCTTTAACATCATAACTATTAATATTTTCATTATCAGAAAATCTAATAAACATATCATCTTGTGTACTTGCATCATTATAAGTTGTGCAAGTTCCAAAGTGTATTAAGTGTTGTGTTGTAGGAGATACTAAAGTTGTCCGAGATGCAATAGGATTTAAAGTTGTTAAAAAATCAGTTGTGTTAACTGAAGCTCTTGTTGTAAATCTTGCAGTAATATTTGAATTCCAAGTATAAGTTCTACCATTAGCAATAGTTGCTACTAAAACATTTCCAAATGTATCTAATGACCAAAGACCAGGTTCTAGAGTTATTGTTGAAGCTGCTACCGCAACTCCCCAACCTGTATCTGATCCACCTGTAACTACACCACCAAAACTAGAAATACCAAAACCATAACCATAAGATTGTTCTGCTGGTCCTACGATTGCGTAAGGTTGTATATCAACTGTTGCATCAGTAGCAGTTGCTGTTGCTGCATTGGGTACTGTAGCTGTAAATGTAGTTGTGCTTGGTACAGTAATAACTTGTACAACTTTACCTTCTAAATCTGCATCTGCAATTCCACTTGAACCAGCAGCAAAATTATTAAAGACAACCATATCACCTACAGATAAACCATGAGGAACTGCTGCTCCACCATTTTTAGTTGTAACAGTTATAGTTTTTGAACCACTTGTAGAAGCAATACTAGATGTTAAAAATTGTTCTTGAGTATTAGTTGCATCAAATCTAAAAGGTGTAATGTCAAATAATTGTCCTTCAAAATAAATAAGTAAAAATTTATCTGTACCTAATGCTACATATCTATTACCTGCAGAATCAACAAAAGGTAATTGCTTTCTAACTACACCTACAATAGTTTCATTAATTAACGAAGCCCAACCACCAACTTTTTCTGGTAGGCCATATCTAAATCTTACATTATCAGAATCTACCCAACGACCTTGGGCACCAACTTTGGTGTCTTGTTTGTCTATTCCAGGTGCAAATTTAATTTGAGTTAGAGCCATCTTTTAGCTCCTAGGTATTTTTAAAAGTCCAACCTCTAGTAGTATTAATGTAAACAAGTGTTAATGATTGTCCACTTGTACTTAAAACTAAATTAGCTGCTGCACTATTAAGATTAGAACCATTAGGGTTGATTGTTAGATTGTTAGTAGCAAAACTTGCTAGACCATCAATAATTGTAACTTCATCACCAACACTAGGTGTTGCCGGTAAGTTAACTGTAAATGGATTAACATTTGTACTACAAATTAATTGATCACCAGCAACTGCTAAATAAGGTGCATTAGAATCACTAATTGAATTATATCCTTTTTGTAAGATACTTAATTTAGTATCTGTACCATCAGAATATAGTAATGCTTTTCCACCAGTTGGAATAGCTACTGAAGCAGAGGATCCTGTTGTTAACACACTTAAAGTTCTGTTTGATGTCCCTCTTACAGTTGCATCTTCTACAACAAAAACTCTAGTTGCTGTGCCACCTGTTGTAGTAGCCGGCATAGTTAAAGTTCTGTTTCCTGATAAAGTACCTGTAAGTTTAAAATATAAATTTTTACCATTAGAAGTAGCACCATCTGTTAATGATAAAGTAACATTAGATCCAGCCATATCGACGGCTATATATCCTGATGCTGATTGTTCTAAAATTTCTAAATTAGTATTAGTTATTGTGCCCCATAAACCAGCTTTTTCACCAGTTGTTATTTTTTCAAGAGCTAAATCTTGTGAGTATGTTGATGCCATATTATAAATCCGTATCTACTTCTATCCAATCGCCTGTAGCGTTTGGATCAATTTCAGTCCAAACTATAGCATTTATCGTGCCACTTGCCAAGGTAATTGGCTGTCCTGTTGGGCTAACGCTGGCATCAGCTGTAATTGTTACTGTACCTGTCGTTAACGTTTGTGGGTTTCCTGTAACATCTGCCGTCGCTCCAGCAGTAACTGTTATATTTCCCGTTCCAACCGTTAATGGACTACCTGTTAATTCAAAACTTGCGTCTCCTGTAATAGTGACAGTTCCAATGTTAACATTTAAATCATCGCCATTAACAATTTCAATAATATTATTAGCAGCAATACTTACATTACCAATATTAATGGTAAGTTGATTACCTGTTACAACAACTTGTACATTGCCTAAATCTAAATTTGTAGCTGAAAACGGAGCTTCAGCAAATGCATTAATACCTAATAACATTTATAATCCTATTCCTTTAAATCCCAACTTTGTGTAGATTCATTCCAATTATATTCATTACCATCATCAGGTTTAGCAACTGGAGATTCGTAAACACATGTTGTTTCATTTAAAATCCAAGATGGATAAGGTTTTGGAGCAATAAAAGCATCTCTTGTTTGGTCGTATTTAAAACCAATACCAGCATAATTTTTTCTAATATTATTGTTATAAGATGTTTGTTTCCAAACATCTCTTGTATTGTAAAGATTGTTTAAAAAATCTACTCCAGCTTGTTCTGTTGTAGCAATATCATTTGATACGACTTCAACTCTTTCAACAATATTTCCTACTCCTAATTTTGCAAAATGTGCCATTATGATGTGTAACTCCCACTACCTGTAAATGTTAATATTGTGTCTGTTCCAGATGTTGAAACTGTTGGACTTCCTGTTGTTGTGCCTGAATAATTACCAGTTGGCATACGAAGTATTACAACTCCTGAACCACCATTACCACCAACGTAACCAGCGTTATATGGCTTTAAGCCACCTCCACCACTTCCAGTATTAGTAGTGGCATTACTACCATTTGAGTCATTACCAGCACCATTTCCACCTCCTCCAGAACCACCAGTTCCAGAAGTAACAGTGTTTATCACTCCACCACCTCCACCTCCACCAGCTCTTGTTACTGCTGAACCATTAATTGATGATGAAACACCATTTCCTCCATTACCAGCAGTGCTTCCAAAACCATTTCCACCAACAGCACCAGCACCTCCGCCTCCACCACCAGGATAAGGACTAGGAGCGCTTGTATCACCACCATCAAAACCTTGATTAGCAGTACCAGAACCACCAGTTGATCCAGCGCTATCTCCAGAACCTCCTCCGCCAGAGCCACCATTACGACCATTTCTAGCAGGACTTCCAGCATCAGTTGTTCCTGATCCACCACCACCAACAGATGTAACTGTTGTTATGCCTGACCCAGAAATAGAAGATGTATTTCCATCATTAGCTGTTTCACTACTTTGTACACCAACACCTCCAGCTCCAACTGTGATTGTAAAAACTGATCCTTGAGTTAATGTTAAAGAACTTTCTGAAGAACCTCCACCACCTGAACTTTCACTTGCAAAAGAATTTCTATAGCCTCCAGCACCCCCACCACCAGTACCAGCACCTCCGCCTCCAGCGATACATAAAAAATCTACTGAATATGTTTGTGGTGTTTCTAAAGTTACATCATCATCAGAATTA